CATAAAACAATTAGCAGAGCTAAAGTCGCCAGATAAGTAAAACCAAGAATAAAGTTTTGTAGAAAATAGTGAAGAAAGTATTTTATTATTACCTATTTTGAATCCAACTATTGCCCCTTGATTATATTTAAAGGAAGTACACTGCCTATATGCAGAATTTGAGGCTATAGCTTTTGAACCAAATTCTTTAACTATTGTGTCTACTGCATCTTCTGAGCTTGCAGCAAATTGACGACCTATATTTAAGGTGCTAAATGAATGGACGCCAGATTGTGATATGAAATAAGTATCATTTGCCAGTTCTATGAACAAATCCCCGTTTAAAATTCCGAGAGGCAAATTAGATAGCCAAGAAAAATCACCGCCCTGACCAGGTGTGTAGCCACCCCATACCTGTGTTCTCTCCCTGCCCATAAAGGCCATCAGTCCGTTTACCTGAAAAATTGCCTCAAAATTATCTTGTATTTCATGCTTATCTGACATATCAATACTAGGAACAGTTTTAGTGTTTTCATTAAAAAGACCAAAGCTAGAAATAGCATTTGGAAGATAACTATGATAAACCCTTAATTTATCATTAGAACTCCTATGATTTAGCCCAACAGCCCCAGGAGGTAAAGCCCAAATTCTATCCTTAGCTGCATATATATAACTAAATGCAGGTGGCTTGTCTTGATAAAATAAAGAGACTTGATTAGCAACAAATGCTGGTAAGTTTTCAACAGTTGTTATGGTCACTAAATTTGCAATTATTAAAACATTAGCTATCGTTAATGTTGTATATACGCCGCTCACTCTTACTTTTATTAAATTTCCATTAAAGTATTTATTTGCATCAAAAAAATCAGTTTTAATAAAAGTGAAATGTGTATTATCAAGTCTTATAAAGGTATTTGCACCAATTTCAACAACAAAATCTACAAGGTCAGTTAATGCAGCTCCATTCCATTGCATTACATTATCTATCCCATTGCATATAAGCATAACTTGTTGAAAATAACAAGCTCTTGGAACACATCCTATAGAAAGTCCGTTCTTTAATACAGCGCTTAAAGTATCTGTATTAAAATTATAAGAATAAATTGAGCCAAATTGTGCCCATATTTCGTTTATAACAACTGTTGGGTCTTGTAATATATTTCCTTCTAATTCTATTGTTACAGTATTTACAGCAATAGAAACGTTTTTAATGTCTGAATATATAGTATGCTGAATCGCATTAAACGTATAAATAATTTTTATTTTTGTATCTACAACATAATTATTTGGAGTAGCAGAGTTAAAGTGAAAATTAGAATTATTTGTAATAACGATAGCAGTGACAGCTAGGTCTTGAGAATAATAACTAACATATAAAATACCTTGCTTAACAGATGTGCTAGTTGTAAATGGAAAAGCTCTAAATATATTGTATTCATTTGTTGGTAAATTATTGATTAATGCAGTTCCATGCCTAACCTGTCCAACACCTACTGGGTTTGGTATTATATTTTCAAGAACATAACAAAAGTTAGAAGGTAAAACATCTGGCGCTATAAACTGATTCATTCCATTAACTGGAATCTGAAACTCTGTTATATCGTAATTACCTTCTTGGAACATTTATACGCTCCTAAAGGTAGATATTGATTGCTTGTTAGCACCATAAAAATAAGATTTTAAATTTATCTTTCCTGTTTCCCATCTTCTTAATGCTTGGTCTTCTTTTTTAGGATTTTTAAATCCCGACTCGTCTTGGAACAAATAATATAAAGCGCCATCAACAAGAACTCTCTGATAAGATAACGGATAAGGAATTGCTGTCTCTGGAGTATTTTCGTCAAATAATGTTCTTTCTGGAGAATACCAAACATTAAAATTATAAATAGAAGTTGAAATTATTGGAAAAAAATTAAGAGTTTTTTCAATATTATTAAAAAAACATGGGTTTCCTGAAGATGGATTTAAAAATTTATATTCTTCAAGCTCTAGAACAGATTTTGGAGACAATGGAAATTTATGGCCTATTGGAAAAACCTTCAAAACTGTAAATGGATTAAAAGATAAAGTAACATGGGTTTGTCCCGCCACACTCTCAAGATTTGGGTCATTAATAAAGTTCTGACAATTTATATTAGCCGTTTCACTATACAACTCTTCATGTGCTAAGTTTAAATACTGTAACGCTATAGCTTGAGATGTAGAATCACCAAGAACATTACCTATCCCTAGTGTTTTCATTAATGAAATCATTGTTGATATGTTCATTTAATTACTAACTTATAAAAAATCTAAAGAATTTTGCCGTGTTCCGCTAATTACAGTTGCCGTTAAAACATCCCCAGAGAGCAATGCCGCAGTATTTAAATGAGATTTATCAAATACTCTTAGTGTATTATCAGAAGCAACCCAAAATACAAGCTCTACAGAATCTGTTGATAAATTAATATTTACAGTAACAACCTGATTTTGAATATTATTATATTGATTAATTCCACCAACATTGGCAGGTCTAAAAGGATTTACTTCAAACCATAATACATTATAACTAGGGGGTAGAACCTCTAAAATTAAACCATCAACATGACCAATTTGACCAGGATTAGTTCCTATGTCATCGGCTGTTAAAGATCTTCTTAAAAATTTCTTAGGTTTATCATCTCCATCTGTTTGATTTGGAAAATTGTCAATTGTTAATGGCGCTCCAGTAACATTTTTTGTAAACTTATATCTAACAGAAGTTGTCATTATCTATCCTCTTAAATGGAATCTCTTTCATCTACTTTTATACCAATAATAACCATAGCTGTAACAATATCGTCTTGCTGTAAATTAGCGGCAGTTGCTTGTCCAATGTCTATGACTCTAATAGAGCCATCGGGATTTTGACCATATTGAATGTCTGCTACGTCACCGCCGATGGTTGCATTGTCCATTAAAAACCTACGATGTGTTCCACCGGCAGTTGTTGCACCCTGCCTATAAGAAATCCCTTGAATCCAAAGTACATTAAAATTTAAAGGTATAATATCTAATATTAATCCTTCACTATGCCCAACTTGACCCGCAGCAGTTCCGATATCATTAGCCGTTAATACATGTTTAACAATCTTTATCTGCTTGTCGTCCCCGTCATTTAAGACGGGGAAGTTTGCAAACGTAAGAGGCGCTACAGTAGAGTTCTTTATAAACTTATATCTAACAGAAGACGTCACTTTATTTCTCCCATTAGTTCATTGAGTCTGCGCTATCTTGTTTCTGACCAATAATTGCAAATGCCGTAATAATGTCACCAGCAGCAATAGCAGCAGTTCCACCCTGCGCTGCATCTATTGCTCTAATTGTATTGTCTGTACCCAATAGACCAAGTACTTGGAATTGAGCAACAGGTACGGCAGGAGTAACTACTACGCCCTGAAGGTTTTTATAAGGAACTGGAACACCGGCAAGAGGCCTAAAAATAAATAACTGAAACCATATAACATTCGTTGTAGGTGGAATGATATCTACAATCGCCCCCAAAGCATTTCCTATTTGACCAGCACCAGTTCCAATGTCAGCAGCAGCGATTATCCGTTTTACAATTTTAAGTTGTTTATCATCACCATCACTACCAAAAGGAAAGTTATCAAGCGTAAATGCCGCGCCAAGTGTATTTGCAACATTTTTATATCTAACAGAAGTTGTCATTTTGTTTCACCTTTATTAATTCATTGAATCCGCAGAATCTTGTTGTGACCCGATAAGTATTTGAGCAGTAACAATATCTCCTGCTGCGAGATATGTGCTCGCTACTGCTCCCGCATCAATTACTCGAATAGTGTTATCTAGTCCTAAAGCATACCTAAGCCGAACATCATTAACGCCATCTGGCCACCTATCATCTAGCCTAAGGTATGGGATTACTCCGCTCACCGCAGCCAATGGTCTAAACGAATCGCCTCTAACCCATAGTACATTTGTCGTTAAACTCATAACGTCTAACATTATGCCTAGAGCATGCCTTGATTGACCAGCAGCAGTTCCAATGTCAGCAGCCGTTAAAATCCTTTTTAAAAATATAAACTTTTTATCGTCCCCATCATTTAAGACAGGAAAAACATTAATGTCTATAAATGCAGCGCCGCTGACATTTTTAACAAACTTATATCTAACAGAAGTTGTCATACCATTCCAATCAACACAAACGAATGAATAATACCCTGTTCAACACCAGCAACCTTAGCACTAATTGCAACTGTTGAAGCTTGCTTTGCAGGGAATACTAGAGCCTTTTGCCCACGAATTTCGTGACTTGCATATTCTCTAGCCATGTCAATGACGTTATCTTTCATTACAATCCATGGTTCTCTATCCCAACCAACAGAAAACGCACCTCCACCAATAAATAATTCCCAACCAACCCTTCTTGCACCATCCAGGCTTAATGAAATATACTTTGATAAATCTTTTATTTCATAAATATGAATACCTTCATATTTTCCCTTATAGTCTGCGCCTGTGATTGATTCAGGCTGGTCTGAAGAAACAACAACGCCTCTTGTTGTTGTAGCTTGGAAGTACATAGGGTCTTGTAGAAGTTGCGTATAGCTTTCCGTGTTACACAAATAGATATATTCATTAAGAGGCCAACCACCTTTTGTTTTCATGTATGCAGGACGGACAGCATCTTCAATTCTTCCGTTAACAAAAACCGCTCCATTTGAATTACCACCACGAACTGCCATGGCTTTTAGGTTAAGAAGATGCTTTGCAGACAATCCATTTTGTAAATAGGTAATACCATCTGTAAAAGAGTTCCATGCAGTTGTTAAGCCAGCATATCCGTTATATGTTGCTCGAGTTGGAGTTTTACCAGCTAAAACAGTTCTGTCATAAGACGAAAGCTGAGTAGCAGGTCTATAACCACCAGTTGGATCTGTTGGCATAAGGTAGTTAAACATAGCCGAATTTAATAGAGACATATTAAAATTCTGCTGACAAGCTTCAATTAATTGTGGTCTAACAGATTCTGGAAGACTAATTGGAGTACCAAGCGCTAATAATTCAATACCCTTAATTGGTACTGCAAAACTATAACCTTGTAAATTAACAGAATCATAATCTACACTTTGATATTGTCCAGACCCTGAAACTTGGTCAAAGTTAATGACTGGTTTTGTATAATCAAGAGCATTCATCTTGGGAACTCTGTACTGGAATCCATTTCCACGAGTCGCTTGATGACGAACAATAGGGCGATCCATTTCTGTACCCATTAGATTCCAAAAAGGAGTGATTTGAATCCATTCTCTGAAGAATTCTGCGTTTACTTTAAACGGAAATAGGCCACCGGAAATGCCGTTAATAGGCGTATTGACTGGATATAATGGTGCGGTCACGATAAAGACTCCCTAGATTTAAGAAAAACATAAATAAACTTGTGTTTAAAACACAAACAAATTTCAAGTCTTATCAAAAAGCTAAGGATTTATTAGGTTCAAAAGATAATAGAACTTAATCTGTCTTTTTTACCTATTAAATACGTCTTTAATCAAAGTTAAGATTTCGGGAGACTCTTGTAAACAAGTTAATAACCCTCTACCTTCTTTTACGATCTCTTTCAGCCATCGTCTGCCCTAGAACATCATTAGGCTTATATGTAGTTACATCATCTGTAACCACTTCGCTCAACTCGTCTATCTTCAGAGTAGGCTTATCATCGTAATCATTAGATTGTAAAAGCTTCGTTTCAAGCTTGTCAATCTTTTTCTTCATTTTAGCTATCTCTGAATTTTTTTCATCAATAAAAGCTCTTAACCCGCCTGATTTTTCTAATCCAGAATAAATATTGTTATAAAAAGTCTCACCCATATCGAACATCTTTTTTGCAAGCTTTAATGGGCTTCCCTTTAAATCTTCCAGCTCTTCCAAAATCTCATCAATTTCTTGATCAGACGCATCCCTGACATAAGAATCAAAAGCCCCTACTTTTTTATTAAACAAAGGATCGTGTCCATACAATTCCTGGAGATCACCTATTCTTTTATTTGCTATCTGGCTCAAATTGATAAGAGGATTATTGCTGACCTCAGTAATAGGCTCTTCCTCAACAGAATCAGAATGTAATAAGTCATTTAGCTTTGAAAACTCATCATCCGTTAATGAACCTTCCTCCTTTAGAGAACTTATCATCTTAAGAGTGCTCTTTAGGCGTTTATTATTTGAATGCCCCCATTTCTGGCTATCATTTAACGCCTTCTTAAGCTTTTCTACTTCGATGTCATGTAAATCATCTTCATCCAATGATTCTTTCTTCTCAGGTGCCTTATTTTCGTTTTCAGCCTTTTTAGGCTCTAATGGCTTTTTTTGTTTTTCCGTATCACCATCTTCAGAAGGTTTTTCTTTGACCTGTTTTTCTTCCTTTGCCGCTTTTACTTCTTTATTTTTTTCTTTAGCTTCTTGAACTTCTTCTGCTGTTAAAATCTCTGGCTTAACACCGTCTCTTTCTTTTATAAGATCATCTAAGGTACTTATCTGCGGTTCTGTATCTATGACTTGTTCAATATTCTCTGCTAAATCTGACATATTTACTCCAAGTTTAATGATTAAGCGATTTCTAGAAAAATCTTACCTTCCACATTTATGCTAAAAAGATTCTGTGAGGAATCTGAAGTAGCTAATAATGTTTCCCCAGTGTTCAAACAAAAATAAGATTCTTTAAGAAGTTGTAATATAGAATTTGGTTGAACCTGAACGGTTGGAATAATAAGAAAATCGTTTGTAGAAACATAAACTGAAACAAATATAGGAATAGACATTAAATTTATAGCTAGAATACTATCAATCATAGCGTAATTAGTTTGAACAGATAAAACTTCTGAACGAGGATTGCTAATATTTTGCGTTCTTTGCAAAATTGGCTGAATAAATAAAGATGGAGTAATTGCCATTACATACCTGAATAAGCTAGGTTTTGTTCTTGAGGCGAAGGTTGAGGTGTTGGAGAACCTGACTGTTCTTGCCCACCTTGTTGATTCTGAGTCATAGCACCTTTTATCTCTTCTGATAATTTTTCATAATCTCTAATACCTAACCGTTTCATAAGGCTTGGAGACTGCATAATAAACATTGCATTTGGATTAGATAATAGATTTTCAAGGGCTGAACGATTTTCTTCTATTGAATTCTTATAGTCGGGAACTTCTTCTATTTCCAATGAAACCGGGAGAGTCCTGACATCATTAAATACATATTTTTTACCATTAATAGTACGAGTAAGATTTAATATGATTGATTCTTTTTCGTCTTCAGTTAAAATTTTAGACAATAAGTTTTCATTATCACCACCCTGAATCATAGCAAGCATGAACCTAGATTCCCTCTCCTTCATATCTGCAAAGTTATCAAAAGAAAAAACATTGTTTCTAACGCTATTTATTTGACGCTGGCGCTGAGCAACACCACTAGACGCATTTGTCTCTTTACCCATTAAGTCGTCATAAACACCAGTAATTTGTGGAATAAGTTTCTCATAGTTATCAACCATCTTAAGTTGCGAATCAGCAAGAGGGTAATTATCTCTTAAGTCATATTTTGTTCCATCTGGCAAAACAATAACAGCAGATGGTCTTTTCATCTTTTCTTCAACATCTTGGACTGATTCACCGGGTGGCAAACTTCCAGTTATAATTAATCTGCTTGAGTTAGCAAGATATAATGCTTTTGTTATTCTAACATTTAAATCCCTTTGTAAATCTTTTATTGAATGTATTAATCCAAAAGGAACACCATCGCTTGTTCTTCTTTTGAAAACCGAAGGAATATATGAAAAATCTTCTAAATTAGGAATATTTGGATTTAATGGAGCAGTTTCTAATAAATATTTATCTAAAAATAAAGTTCTGATTATTTGCTTTGATTCTTTTTCTTCAATATCTCGTGATGAATTTGCTAAATCTTCTGCTTTCTCTTCATCAAAAGTTTCAAAATAAAACCCTTGTGAATCCATTCCACAATAAGCTTTTCTTGGAACCTTATACTGAACCTCTCCAACTAAAACGCGGCTTTGTGAATATCCAGTATAATTATTAATATTTGTATAATTACTATTTCTATCCATTAACTCAGGCGAATAAATATTTTCTGATAAATTTGGGTCAGAAAAATCTATGTATTCAGAAACCTTTGGCCATAACTTTGAAACAATATCTGGCTCCATCCATCGTTTTCGACAAACAAACTTCATATTATCAAATTGAGGGCTTAGGTCATCAGGGTCAGTAATAACATTAAAAGGATGTACATAATCATAAAAATATTGACCATTTTCCTGATAAATATTACTCCAACCAATACCACAAATTAAATGGTCTCTATATTTTACGGAACCTTTATGGGGGATTCTCTGGTCTTGCTGTATAAAATAAAGTAAATGTGTCAGAGCCTTTGCCAATTTTTCATTTTCAAGAACGCCAGAATCGTCTTGAATGCCTGTTCTAAAACGAGACTGAATTTCAACGCCAGACAGCGCGTCTATTGGCCTTTGAATGATATTTACTGTTAAAGGGTAGCGTCCTTCTTCGTTTAAGGTCACTAAATCTTTTCCAGACCATTGACCAGAGCCATCATAAAAACCAAAAGCTTCAATGGCTTCAGTTCTCCATCTCATATTTGAAGGATGCAAATTAGCTCGCTTCCAGTATGCCTGTGCTTTATCTAACGCCTTTTGCCTTGGCCCCGATAGTTCATACATTTTATTTTACTTTGTTCTCATCTAATTTTTCTTCTAATACAAGAAGAAATCCTCTAACACCGGTAATGCTTTTATATAAAGTTTCTAAATGTTCCTGAGTTGCTGAACCCTTTAATAGTTCAATTCCCAAATCCCTCGTAAACCGACAATTTGTATCAAAATTGCTTAAACTAAGAGATTGTTCAAAGTTTTTCATAACTTGATTAGACATCCAAAAACTCCCGTTTCAGAAAATTATATTGTACACCAAAGACATATATAAATACTATTGATTTATATTATGTCATCTAACACGACGAGCTGATATGAATCCTTCTCCAGAACAATTACCTGCAAAGATAGCGTTAACAAGTAAATAAACCGTTGTTGTTGATGAAACAGAAATCCTTCTTGGCCCAGTGGGATAAATTTGGAAACTTGTAACAGAACCACGCCATATAGTACGTCCGCCCGATGCAAAACCGGGTATTACTGTTGAAGAGGTTGAAATTGCTATGTCTATCACTGTTATTGCTGCTACTGTTGGTGTTATTAAAACTGAACCACTTACATCCCAGTCTCCAGCCGTCAAACTAATACTAGCAATACTTACTGTAGTTGCAGATGTAAGAGTAGTAGCAGTACCTAGGTTTGATGAAAACTCGCCAACAATTCCAGAGGATGCGTTATCATTAGTCGGAGTTCCAACAGTTCCACTAGTAGTTGGAGAAAAAGTAATACTAGTAGCTGTTGCTGCCCCAAGAGTTGGTGTAGTTAAAGACATATTTGTAGCAGCAATTCCAGATGGAAGTGTCGTAGACAGGCTAGGAATACCGCTGCTATCGGTTACAAGAACAGAACTATTTGCTGTAGGTATTTCATCAATTGTATCTGTTGAGGCTGAATATAAAATTCTATATTGTGTTGAGGTAGCTGGCCATCTTGTACCTGACCAAGCAGGAGCGCTATTAGTTCCAGATTGAAGCATTTTCCTTGATGTTGCGATTCCAGCTAATATTGCTCCTGCTGAGGCTGTCGAATAGAAAATACCCCCATTACTGGCTGTTAAACTTGCATTAGTTCCTCCACTAATAAGTGGCAATGTTGCACTAATTGAAGGAGTGCCTACACCGTTTGTAATTAATACTCCATTATTAGCTGTTGATAGTTCAGATATGGTATTTGCCGCAGAAGAATATAAAATCCTATTAATACTAGTCGTAGCTGGCCATGTCGTAGTTGACCAGGCAGGAGCAGCAGTAGCGCCTGATTGTAACATTCTACGGGCTGTGGCAGTTCCGGCCAAAATAGCGCCAGCGGTCGCCGTAGAGTAGAAAATACCACCATTTGATGCTGCCAATGATGCGTTAGTGCCGCCCCTGTCTAAAGAAAGTGGCGATCCAGTTCCAATGCCAACTTGTGCAAAAGTAATTGCATCAGTTCCTACAGTATTTATTGTTCCAGCTAATATCCAGTTTGTATTATAAAA